GTAGGGTGGACAGCAACTCAAGGTAATAGAAGTTCAATATCTTCGGATGTTGTAACAACCGACCAAATGGGTGGTTCTATTAAAAAGGCTCAGGTTGGGCACGTAATCATTTCCGTTGCTAAATCTCTACAACAAAAAGAAATGAAACTAGCGACCATAGCAATTACTAAATCACGTATTGGTGATGATGGGGTTGTATTTGAGAATTGTAAATTTGATAATGGTATGTTAGAGATTGATACTGAGAGTTCAGTAACATTCTTAGGTTTAGAAGAACAAACCGAAGAAAGAAATAGACAAAGAATAAAAGATTTGTTAGATAAAAGAAAAGAAAAAAACCAACAACAAAATAATTAATATGAAAGAAAAAATATTAGAACCGAATAATGACCGATTTGTTATTTTTCCCATACAACATAATGATATATGGGAGTTTTATAAACAACATCAAGCTGCATTTTGGACTGCAGAAGAAGTAGATTTATCTAACGATATTAGAGATTGGGAAAATCTATCTGATAATGAAAGATTTTTCCTTAAAAATATATTAGCGTTCTTTGCAGCGTCTGATGGTATTGTAAATGAAAACTTGGCTGAGAATTTCTTAAAAGAGGTTCAATATGCTGAAGCAAAATTCTTTTACGGATTCCAAATTATGATGGAGAACATTCACTCGTTAATGTATTCATTGTTGATTGATACTTATGTGTCTGATGATAAAGAGAAAGATGAGTGTTTCCACGCAATTGATAGATTGCCGGCAGTTCAAAAGAAGGCTAAATGGGCTCTTGATTGGATTGAGAACGCTTCCTTCCAAGAAAGATTAGTAGCGTTTGCTGCGGTTGAAGGTATCTTCTTCTCCGGTTCATTCTGTTCTATCTTTTGGATGAAATCAAGAGGTATTATGCAAGGATTATGTAATGCTAATAGTCTTATCTTCAAAGATGAGAACTTACATTGTGATTTTGCTATTCATTTGATTAACAATCACGTTGAGAACAAACCAACGGAGAAAAGAATTAAAGAAATCTTATTGTCAGCTTTAGAAATTGAAAAAGAATTTATTACTGAATCATTACCAGTATCTTTAATTGGTATGAACTCAAACTTGATGAAACAATATCTTGAATTTGTAACAGACGGATTACTAATTAAATTTGGTTGTAAAAAACACTTTAACGTTGAACAACCATTCAAATTTATGGAACAAATTGCTGTTGAGACAAAAGGTAACTTCTTTGAGTCAAGAACTATGGAGTATCAGAAAGCTAAATTAGGTGAGTCATTAACATTTACAGAGGATTTTTAATATGATGTCACTGAAGATAAAAAAAAGAGGGGGAGACGAAGTATCGTTTAACCCTCAAAAAATATATAGTAGAGTTAAACAAGCTTCAAAAGGGTTAAAAGTTAATGCTGATGAGGTATTCATTAAGGTGATTACTTCGGTTCCGACTGAGGGTGTTATTACAACTAAAGAGTTAGATAAATTGGTCTATGAGATTGCTGCGGCATATACCGGTAGTCATCACGATTACTCAAGATTAGCGTCATCTGTTGCTATTTCTGCGTATCACAAAGAAACTGATGAAAGTTTCTGTAACACAATGCACACTTTACACGTTGATGGTATCATTAACAATAAGTTAATGGAAACTATTGAAAAATATGGTCCTAAAAATATTGATTCTGTAATAAATCACGAGAATGATTACAATTTTGATTATTTTGCGTGGAAATCATTACAAGAAATGTATTTGTTAAAAAATCCTGAAGGTAGAGTTATTGAAAGACCTCAACATATGTATATGAGAGTTGCTCTATGGGTAACTAAATCATATGAAGAAGCTGTTGAATACTACAATTCATTATCAAATCAAGTTATATCTCCGGCAACACCAATTATGATTAACGCGGGAACTAAAACACCTCAATTAGCGTCTTGTGTGTTGAAATACAATAATGGGGCTTCAAGACAAGGTTTATTAGATACCTTTAATGACATTTCAACGTATTCATCTGATGCTGCTGGTATTGGATTATGTATGTCTAACATTCGTAGTAAAGAAAGTCGTATTAACTCATCAGGAGGATTTGCGGGTGGTTTATTAAAATACCTAAAGATTGTTAATGAAGGGTTGAGATTCTTCAACCAACAAGGAAGAAGACCGGGTAGTGCCGCCATCTACATTGAACCTTGGCATAAAGACATAATGGACTTACTTGAAATTAAAAAGAATACAGGTGCTGAAGAATTGAGAGCAAAAGATTTATTTACCTCAATTTGGTTACCGGATAACTTTATGAATGCAGTTAAGAACAACGGTGATTGGTATTTATTCTGTCCTAACGATATTATCAAAGCAGGTATTAAACCATTACAAGATGCTTACGGTGATGAGTATGAATCAAACTACAACAAAGCGGTTGAACTTGGTTTAGGTAAGAAAGTGAAAGCTCAGACAATTTGGAATAAGATTATTGAATCTCAGGTTGAAACAGGAGTTCCTTACTTATGTTCTAAAGATAGTGCTAACAGAAAAACAAATCATCAAAACATTGGGGTTATTAAACAATCTAACCTATGTAATGAGATTTACCAATATACTGATGAAACCACTACAGCAATCTGTACGTTATCATCTATGGTGTTGAAAAACTTTATTATTAAAGGTGAGTTTGATTTTAAATTACTTTATAGTGAAGTTAGAAAGGTTGTAAGAGCACTTAACAAGGTTGTTGATATCAATAGTTATTCAACTGAACAAGGTAGAAAAGGTGGATTAGAACAAAGAGCGATTGCTATTGGAACTCAAGGTCTCGCTGACGTATTTTTCTTAATGGATTATATCTTCACATCTGAAGAGGCAAAACAATTAAACAAAGAGATTTTTGAAACTATCTACTTTGCGGCAATCACCGAGAGTATGGAATTATGTAAATCAGGTGAATACAAACCATACAAATTCTTTAAAGGGTCGCCAATGTCAAAAGGTACATTCCAATTTGATATGTGGGGGTTAGATTATGAAGGGTTAGGTAGAATGTGGGATTGGGACTCACTTAAATTAGATGTGACCAACCACGGGGTTTGTAACTCGTTATTCACAGCTCAAATGCCAGTTGCGTCTTCTGCTAAGATTACGGGTTCATTTGAAATGACAGAACCGGCTCACTCGGCATTATTTAATCGTCGTGTAGTTGGGGGAGAAATTTTAATTGTTAATAAATACTTAATTAACGATTTTGAAAAGTTAGGTGTTTGGTGTGAGGATTTAAAAAATGAGATTATTATGAATGAAGGTTCTGTTCAGAACATTAATTTTAACAATTATTTAGACACAGAAGACAAAAATTACAATAAAAAAGTTAAGAGAATAGAACATTTAATTCCAAAATATAAAACAATTTGGGAGATATCTCAAAGAGAATTAATTGATATGGCAGCAGACAGAGCACCATTTATTGACCAATCACAGTCAATGAATATCTATATGTCTGAACCAACATTGTCAAAAATTTCATCATCTCACTTCCATTCTTGGGGTAAAGGATTAAAAACTCTTTGTTATTATGTTAGAACAAAGGCGATATCAACCGGGGCTAAACACTTGGCAGTGGATATCTCAAAAGTAAATCAATCAAAACCAATTGAGAAACCAACTGTTGATTTAACACAAAAACCAACAGATACCGAATTTGAATGTTTCGGATGTGGTTCTTAATAAGAATATAAATCACGGCTTAGGTCGTGATTTTTTATTTTGGGGGGGTATTTATAAAAAATAATGACAACACTATATTTATAGATATGGCTAACGGAATTACATATGGTTTAACTTTTCCTTTCAGAGATTCTTTTAATGGAAAATATTTAGATTTATCTGATTATAATGACCAAGAAATAAGGTCAAACTTAATACATCTTTTATTAACAAGAAAGGGTAGTAGATATTACTTGCCAGATTTTGGAACTAGATTATATGAATTTATTTTTGAACCTTTAGATGGACCAACATTCTCAGAAATAGAATCTGAAATACGAGAATCGGCAGAAATTTATTTACCCGGTATCACAATTACTAATATTAGTATTTATGCCGCCTCTGATGGAGAAGAAGACAAGGGTAGTTATATTACCGACAATAATGAAAGGGTGTTTAGAGTACCAAATATTTCAAATAAAGAACATACCGCAAAAGTTAAAATTGATTACACCATAAATCAGGATGTATTTGATAGTAGTGACTTTGTAATTATTAATATATAAAAAATTATGGCAAATAAAAAAATTTCATATACAGTAAGAGATTTTCAATCAATTAGAACAGAGTTAATTAATTTTACAAAAACTTATTACCCTGACACGGTTCAAAATTTTAATGACGCTTCAGTTTTTTCTGTGTTATTAGATTTAAATGCTGCGGTGACTGATAATTTACAATTTAACATTGATAGAAGTATACAGGAAACTGTACTACAATATGCTCAACAAAAATCCTCAATTTATAATATTGCAAAAACATATGGTTTAAAAGTTCCGGGTATGAGACCCTCGGTTGCTTTAGTTGATTTTTCAATCACAGTTCCGGCATATGGTGATAAAGAGGATTTAAGATATTGTGGTGTACTCAGACGAGGTTCTCAAGTTAATGGTGCGGGACAAAATTTTGAAAATGTTAATGACATAGATTTTGCATCACCAATTAATAATGAAGGATTTCCTAATAGATTAAAAATACCAAATTTTGATTCTAATAATAAATTATTAAATTATACCATAACAAAAAGAGAAACTGTTGTAAATGGAATAACAAAAGTGTTTAAAAAAGTTGTTACACCAAACGATGTAAGACCTTTTTATGAATTATTTTTACCTGATAAAAATGTTTTAGGAGTAACTAGTGTTTTATTGAAAGATAGTACTCAATATACTAATATACCATCTGTACAGGAATTTTTAGGTAATCAAAATAGATGGTATGAAGTGGATTCTTTGGCAGAGGATAGAGTATTTGTAGAAGACCCAACAAAAGTTTCTGATTCACCAGGTATTAAATCAGGTAAATATTTACAAGTTACTGATAAATTTATTACTGAATTTACACCTGAAGGTTTTTTAAAAATGACTTTTGGTGGTGGTAATCAGTCGGCAGATGAACAATTGAGAGAATTTGCTAGAGACGGATATCAATTAAATTTGTATAAATATTCTAATAATTTAGCGTTAGGTAGTTCATTAAAGTCAAATACTACATTATTTATTCAGTACAGAGTTGGAGGTGGTGTTAATAGTAATATAGGTGTAAATAGTATTACTCAAATTGGTACGGTTTCATTTTTTGTGAACGGACCTTCAGATAGTGTTAATACTACTGTTGTAAACTCGTTGAGATGTACAAATGTGACTGCGGCTATTGGGGGTGCTAGTTACCCAACAACCGAGGAAGTTAGAAATTTAGTTTCATATAATTTTTCTGCTCAAAAAAGAGCGGTAACGGTAAATGATTATGAGTCAATAATTAGAACTATGCCATCTCAGTTTGGGGCTCCCGCAAAAGTGTCAATAACTGAAAATAATAATAAAATTATTGTTCAAATGTTATCTTATGATGAAACCGGTAAATTGACTGAGGTCATTTCAAATACCCTAAAAAATAACGTTGCAAATTATTTATCAAACTACCGTATGATAAATGATTATGTTTCAATACAAAGTGCTAATGTTATTGATTTAGGTTTAAATGTTGATGTTGTGTTAGATAATACTCAAAATCAAGGTACTGTCATATCACAAATTATTAATATTGTCTCAGAGTATTTTGACCCATCAAATAGAGGTTTAGGGGAAAATGTTAATATATCGGAATTACGAAGATTAATACAAAGTGAAAATGGTGTGATTTCATTATCTGACATTCAAGTCTTTAATAAAGTTGGTGGACAGTATTCATCATCTCAAACATCTCAAAGATATATTGACAGTACAACTTATCAGATAGGGTTAATTGATGATACTATCTTTGCAGAACCAAACCAAACTTATCAAATTAAATATTCAAATAAAGATATTAATATTAGAGTTAAAAATTTAAAAACTGTTAATTTTTCTTGATAATTTAATATTATAATCTATTTTTTTTAAATGGATTATATTACAGATATTTTAACTTTTATTAAAGGATATAATGGGACTTGGGCTCAATGTTTTGTTGCGGGGTTATACCTTAATTTTAGATTGGTTTGTTCTTTTATTATTTTTTTTATTTTTTTTAATAAATTCATGAAGACTAAAAAAATAACAAAATTTCAAATTTTTTTAGTAATAATGTGGGTCTCTTTTATTAGGAGTGATTTTAATGAATTTAAAGAAAGAAGAAAATTAGAAATAACGCAACATAAACAAGATTATTTCAATAAAAATACAAAAAATTTGGTAATTGTTGCTGAAGGTGCATTAAGCCCATTTGAAGACATTATAGGGTCAAACGAAGTACAGATTGATATATCTAACTCAAGGGATATGGATGGGTTAGGATTATTAGAAAGTAAAATTGAAACTGATGAAACAAGTGTTATTACATATGTGGGGACCAACAATTATAATTTAACTTCAGAAGAAATATTCACAACAATCAAATATTTTAGGTTATTTAACCCAACAGGTAAGGTTGTTATTATTGGTCATAGTATTGGTGGATATAATGTTGCTCAGGTGTTAGATAATCTAAATAAAGAGAACATTAAGGTTGATTTGACAATATTCTTAGATAGCGCAAATCAATTTTATAATAATTATGATTATCAAATTAAAGATAATGTTACTTATGCAATAAACTTTATGTCTGTCAAGTGGTCAGATAATATGTATTTTTATACAAACTCTGGAGGTAAAGTAACTTTATTCAAAAATAACAAAAATACTGAAGTTATTAATATTAATATTCCGAATACTACTCACACATCAATTGATAACACTGTGCACAATTATGTTATCAATATTGTTAATAATTTCATACAAAATAATTTACAACCTATTGATTTTGTAAAAAAATATAAATATAAAACATAATTTATTTTTTAAACTAATTAATTATCTTTTAAAAATAGTGTATAAACTATTTATTTAAAAAGATAAAAAATGTCAAAGTCGATTAGATTAAGAACTCAACCTGGTGTAGATAAGTCAATCAAAATATCAATTGACCAAGAGTTCGATTATTTAGAAATTCTATCCATAAAAATTTTACAAAGTGATATCTATACTAGACAATGTTCCGATTATGGAGTTGTTGTTGGTAGAGTCAGTGTCAATAACGGGTTTGGTCTCCCGAACGCTAAAGTGTCTATTTTTTTACCATTAGATAATTTAGACCAAAATAATCCAATTATTTCTGATTTATACCCATATAAAACATTATTAGATAATAATGATGAAGGGTATAGATATAATTTGTTACCTTATGTTAAATCATATAGTAATCATGTTCCGACCGGAACATTTTTCACTAGAAATGATGTTTTAACAAATCCAACTCTTATTGAAGTTTACGACAAATATTATAAATATAATGCCACAACAAATGAAAGTGGGGATTTTATGATATTTGGTGTACCTGTTGGTTCTCATACGATTGTAATGGATGTTGATTTATCAGATATTGGTGAATTTTCATTATCACCACAAGATTTAATTAGAATGGGGTTGGCAACTGAAGCTCAAGTTGCGGGTAATAAATTTAGGTCATCAAATAATTTACGTGAGTTACCTCAAATTATTAATTTAACAAAATCTATTGAAGTTGAGCCATTATGGGGTGAGGCTGAAATATGTAATTTGGGTATTACTAGAACAGATTTTGATTTGAGTAGTGAATCAAAAATTGATATTAGACCCACATCTATCTTTATGGGGTCCATTATCTCTGATTCAGGTACAAATGCTCTAAAATCTAGATGTAAACCAACAAATAAATCAGGACATCTATGTAGTTTAGTTGCTGGTCCGGGAGAAATTTTAGCAATCAGACAAACAATTCAACAAGACTCCACAGGATACCCAATTCTTGAAAGTTTGAGTTTAGAGTCTGGAGGTAAAGTTATAGATGAAAATGGTGCGTGGTTAATTGATGTTCCAATGAATATGGATTATTACACAACAAACGAGTTTGGTGAACTAATATTATCTAATGACCCTGAAATAGGTATCCCTACTAAAGCAAAATATCGATTTAAAATAAAATGGAATCAATCACCATCAATAACCGAACTTAATAAACGTGCAAATTATTTGGTGCCGAATATTAGGGAATATAATACTGGTAATATAGATGAATCTTATGCGTTTAGTTTAGATTGGGCGGATTATGGTACAAATCAAATGATTCAAGATGCTATAAATTGTGAAGATAAATTTTATTTGATGCAATATAATAAAGTTTATACTGTTTCAGGTTTTATTCATAATCATAGAAGGGGTGGTGGTACTGAAAGGTATATAGGTATTAAAAATATATTAGAAGAATCTTGTGAAACTGAAAATTACAAATTCCCAACAAATGATGCTAATTTTAGATTTGATATATTGTATATAATTTTTATGTTTTTCAGTATAATACTAACACCGGTATTTTTTGCGTTAATATTATTATTACACATTTTATATTTTGTTATTTGGATATTGAGACTTTTATATGTTCCAGCGTATATTGCTTTTACTTTTGCGGCTATTATTAATCAAGTAATATTGGCTATTGGAAGTATTCCATATGCTTTTGCTCAAATTGCAGGTCACCTAGCAATGATGGTACTTTATATAATTTTATTAATTGCATTAGGCTATATTTTAGCAAAATTGTGGGAAATAGATATGAAAGGGATAAAAGTCCCTATTTTAACTTATCCTGATTGTGGTCTTTGTGATTGTAAGCAAGGTGAACCAATTGTTGAAGAACCTGACGAGGATTCACCCCCTGAAGATGAAGAAGACAAATTAATACCTTGTGCCACAATATATTCGGACCCTAAACCTATTTCTCCTTTAAATAATGGATTAAGATTGGTACCGTTAGCGCAAATGGGTACTTGGAGACTACCTGTTTATAACGCTGAAACTAATCTGAATGGGTATACTAGTCAAGAAAGAACAATTCTTGCAAATAATTTTGCAGGTTATGCCTTTGATGGGACGCTTGGTTCATCAACAATTGGGGTACCTTATTTACAATCTGAGGTGATACAGGACCCATCTAATAGTGATATCATTAATAATTACGATTGGTTTACTAATGGATTACCTATTGCCGATAGAATTAACTTATTTAATGTTAAAGCAAAATATTTTAATGAAGGGTCAGGGACTAATTCTAATCCAGGTGGTGGTGTTAATATAATTTCAGTTAATTTCCAACCGACTCAAACAGGTACTCATTTTGATAACACTCTTGTAATTTATTGTGATAAAGGTAGTGGGACAAAATTAAAAGCGGGTCAAATGATATCATTTCAAAACCCATCATATACTAAAGACCCAAATTTATCCGGTGGTATAAAAAATATTTTTAATAATAAAGCAATCACGGGTACAACATTTACTGGAGCAACCACAGTTCAAGTTAATTATGCGTCACCCAACGGAACTAGTGGTAATATTCCTTCACCAATATATAATATTGTTCTGAGTGCAACATCAAAAACAACTTATCATAGATTCCCAATAGACATTGAATATTTTCAAGTTATTACCGCAATGACTTATAATCAATTTAGTGGGCAATGTGTGACGCAATTACAAAATTCTTTGAATCAAAAATACTTTTTTAATTCAACAAGATTTTTTAAATCATATAATAGAGACAGACAAAATAATTATAATTATTTTACTGGTTCTATAAATACTAGTTTATCATTACGTTCTATCCAATTTGTTAGAGATGCTACTCAAAACTATGTTGTGATATTAAATAGAGGTGTTGACCCTTATACATCTAAAATTGATATTGAATATGGGTTAGGAAAACTTTTTGGATATAATTTAGAAAGTGGTGTTACAATTAGAGGTTCTTACCGAATGAACATACCTATACAAGGTAAATTTTTAAATATTAGTCATCTTAGTTCTCATAGAATTCAGACAACATCACCACCTGGTTGGAATCCATTATCAAGTGCTAGTACTCAAAATTATGTAACAGGACCTACTTGGGTTGGAGGAAATTCCGTAACTGCGGGGAGTAATGTGGAAATAGACCGAGGTTATGCTAGATTCTTTCAATCCAACACTGTTGACCAACATTTGTATTTTAATTCATTTTCTTATTGTGATAATCAAAAAGAAACTTGGGAATTTGTTACGGGTTATACTAATGGTTTAACTGCAACAACTTGGACTCAAAAAACATCAAGATTTTCAGGGTTTAATTCAAATTTAATTAGTTATTATTCTAATTTAGATAGACGTTCTCTTGGTTATACACCCAGTTGTAATAATATAATACCTACAAGGGGAACTACATGGAACAATGATGATAGTCCTTCGTTGGGTCAATTTCCGCAAACACCACCACTATCTCCGAATGAGGCTGATGATAGTTTCCAAGGTTTACGTGTTTCGGGTAATAATAGGTTTACTACAAATTTCAGTGACTCTGTCCAGTCGGTGTTTAAGAAACATTGTAATGAAGGTGGTCAAGTTATCCCTTTCAGGGCAAATGTAACATTTATTGACCCTGTTCTTACACCATATGACGTAAACAATAATTCAGGATATATTCCAAGAGAAATTGTGGAAGGGTCATCATTATTAGGTATGACAATTCCAAACAACACAAATGCTTTAAATGGCCCAGAATTTGGACCTGCGGTTATTGTAAGCAATGTGACTTATAGTTGTATGTCCACAACCCCCTTTGAATCGTTTAATTGTTATTACTCACCAATTTATGCGACGACCGCTAACACAATGAATTTTACATTAGGTACTGTTGGGACAACATTTCCGGGAATGACAGAAAATCAAATTGTTATGAGGGGTGATAGATTACCAACTAGTACAAATGTTGAAGAATATTGTTGTAATGGGCGTGTACTACAAAAAAACAACAATTTTGCTATTTATCAGATACCTGAGAAGGGTGTTGTTGGTATAAATTCTCTTGCAGGTCCTGGTGGGGGTGTAGGTAATGGGGATTTAGATAGTGCAAGAGAGGATTTAGTTGGTTCACCAAATATAAACCAAGTGATTAATACTTTTACTTGTGAAGGTTCTGTTAATTTACAATGTTATGGATGTAATAAATCACCAGTTAATAGTACTATATTCGTAAGAGGAAGAGCGGACCCTTGTTTAGAATATAGAGGTGAAACAATATTTGAAAATGGGTGTTATGTTTTTATAACAACTATGTTCCTTTCTTTAGGTAGGGATTGGGTGTTGATGTTTGAGTGGGTAGCAAGAAATATGGTAATACTTGGTGCTTGTAGAAATGTGTTTTCACATAAATTTAATAATAATTGGGTAAATGGGGTTTTATACGCTTTCTCATTCAAAAATGAAATTGAGGGTTATACTTCACCAACCGCAACACCACCAAATTTTCCGATACCAAGATTTTGTAAGGATGTTATTAATTTTCATAATGATTCTAAAAATTTTTATTATAGATGTTCACCGTATGACTCTAGTTTAGGTGAATTTACTGCACCCTTGAAATATCCTACTACTATTATGGATTTGGGGCCAAGGTCTGAATATATACAGGAGTTAGTCATGTCAGATGAGTATGATGGGTATGTGGTTAATAGATTGGAATCAACAACATTTTCTCATGTTGATGAAATTCTTAATTTATTTATTGTCAGTAGATTTATGAATAATAATTTTTTGACAAATTTGTTGGGGGCATTTAACATAATCGCATATTTCCAAAATAACAGAAGCGGTAATCTTTCGGTTGATGCGGATTACGCTCAATTAATTTCAATTAATTCTGAATTAGGAGTTGCTCCGTTCCAATCATCAAATTATCCTGACGCTCCAACAGTAGTTGGTGCGGGTAATTTTGTTACAGGTATTCAATATAAAATATTATCCGTAGGAACAGCTTCTAACCCAACAGATTTTACACAAATTAATGCTCCTAATAATTCTATTAATACAACATTTATTGCTACAGGTCCCGGAGCGGGAACAGGAACCGCAAAAGTTAATCCGGAAATTCAAAACCCAATTTTCTTTGATTGTGATAATTCTTTGGGGATATTTTTTACATCAGATTTACAAATAAGAGATTATATTACACCAAAAAGAACTATTATAAATCCTTCAGGGACATCAGTAGGTAATTGTACGTTTAATAATTTTCCTGTGTATTCACAAGTCGTTCCATTATCTCAATGGCAAATTGGTGACCATAGTGGTGGTCGAGCAAGTATTTTTGGTGGAGAATCAAATGATTGGGATTATACTAATATATATACATCAAAATATCAATCATTAGATAGA